TGTCCGAGGGGTTGAGCACAGAGACGGTAAGACATACATCGATGGTGTCAGAATGTATAGCAGAGATGAGTCTAATCGTATCGCAAGCAAAGCCACACAAGACGCTGAAAAAAGGATCCTGGATCAACTCAATGTTGACAACCTGGATCAGGTTAAAGATGTTGTGAGTCAGTTACAGACAGCAGAAGGTGAAAGCCTGAGTGTTAACCAACTACGTGACGCGGTTAAGAAGCGCGAAGCCACAGTGGAAGAACTCAGAGCAGAACTGGATGGTATGAAACTGGAGCAACAACTCAGTGGCCATATCGGCAAACTACAAAATAGTATGCCAGAGCACTGGAATAGCAATCAGAAATCAGCAGTGGTTGATTTGATGAAAGCCAGAAATATGTTAGAGGTGGATGGCGATAGTTTCGGCATCAAGTTCGGAAACGAATACATCACTGACCAATCAGGCGAACAACCAGATTACCAAACTGCCGTGAGTAAGGTAGCAGAATCTCTGGGGCTCAGTATGGGCAAACCTGGACAAAAGACCTTTGACGCTGACTCAGCAGGTGCTGAACAGCGAAATACCAGATCGGTCGGTATTGATCAAACCAAATTAGATGCAGACCCTGCTTATCGCAGTGCCTATGTCGCCGTCCGACAAATGAACCCAACTCTGGGTCGTGGCGAAATAACAGATGCCATGATCAGAAAACAAATGCCTAAATAAGGAGAAATATTATGGCTAATAATTTCGGATACTCATATAACGCAGGCCAAGTAGTAGGTGGCGAAGGCGTTACCGGAGACGCGCAAATTCAGGCGATGTATTCAGACATCGTAGGTGATCTAGCAGTATACTTTAACAACATGGTGCTACTGCCAAACGCAAGTTTAATCGCACTCAACTACCCCATCTCAGGTGCGGTAGGCAACACAGTTAAGATTCCAGTTCAGGCAGCATATGATCCTGCCTCAATCGTTCCAGAAGCCAGAGATATCATCCCTGACTACGCCAATGACTTTGCTACCACAGCCGTAATGCTGGAAGTTGCCAAGCGTGGCGCAGGCACATTCATCTCATCTGAAGCAGTGGAAGATGGTGGCTCAAGCGTAGTAACATCACAGGTAGTTAACCAACTTGCTCAGTCACTGGCTCAGGCTACTGACATGGCAGGTTTCCAGACTCTGCTTACTGGCGCAGAAGGCACACTTGCTGACTCAGACGCAGTTAACGTTGAGACAGTAGGCACAGCCACTGGCACAGCAGACTACTGTTTGGTAATGTCACCACAAGCCGCGGCATACGCATCAAAGAGAGCGCCTAGCGTGAACATGGATGCTGACATCAACGCTGACGGTTGGGTAACCACTGGCACAGCTCGTAATGGCTTTGCTCAGGTTCGTCCAGAGTTTATCATCGGCATGGCATCAACGTCAGGCACTGGTGAAGGCATTGTGGTAGATGACATTGCTAACGCTGTAGCGCAACTCAGATCAGCTAACGCACCTACTGGTGCTGACGGTAACTATGTAGGCATATTGAGCCCATGGCAGGAATATAACCTGACCAAGGAACTCGCTACTACAGGCACAGGCGGCTTTATCCAGAACCCAAGCGTGATTGGTAACAACACTCTTGCAACTGGTGCCATTGGAACGCTCTTGGGAGTTACATTCTATCGTTCAAACAACTTGCCTCAGGGTGTTACAGTAGCCTAATTAGGGAGATATCTGATGGCCTTTTTAATAGTCAACAATAGTGTGCTCAGCTTTGCTGAGTATCTAGACATAGTTAACACAGATCAACGTGTGTTCGAAAGCAACGAGATCGATTGGGAGAATGCTCCTGGTAGTCCTGCTAACCTTTCTGAATACGTGGAAGATCTGTGTATCAAGGCCACCAATCGCATCATAGAGAAAATCAGAGTCAGCAGTAAGTGGCATTCAGTAGCAGATAATCAGTCAAACACTGAATATGTGGCACTGTTTGATCCCAATAAGATACTCAGACGTCAGAGTGACTTTACAGATATGTGTAGTTACTATGTGCTTAAAGAGTATCTGTTAGCCAAGGTGGCAGACTGGGGTAACCCAGAGTCACCAGAGGTTCAGAAGATCCAATACTTTGAGAACAAGTTTGACGACTTGTTTACAGAGTTATTGACCATCTTCGACTGGTATGACTTTGATGACTCAGGAGAGATTGAGCGGTCAGATTTACATGTAGGTAAGGTTACACAGCGCCGCAGAACACGTGGCATGCGTAACATAGTGAGAATCAGATGAAAATCAGAGACTCACTGATCACTGAACTTACCCAAACACTGGCATCCACCAGCGTGAAGGTAAGTTCAGAGTTACCATGGTTTTCAGGTAATCAAGTGCTCAATCAGAAAAACATGCGCAGTGTGTATGTGGATCACGAACAGATTGAGAACAATACCCTGATTGATACCCTGGATAACTCAGATGTATTTGAGAAGATCATCACAGTGGATACCTATCTAACAGTTGATGCCAAGAACTTGCCATCAGATATCGATACTGTAATACAGATCATAAGACAAGCTCGACAGGTTATAGATGCGCCTGTGAGAGAATGTGATATGGTCACAACCATAGAGGACGATAGACTTACATATGAATTTACATATAGGTTTATCGAAGTATGTTGCCAATAATTAAGGAGAACCAGAATGGCTTATATTAATAGTAGCACCCACGACAAGTTCGTGGAACTGTTTCTAGCAACACTACCTGACGTAAAGGTGGATGAGATCTTTGATCCAGCTCTGAGAGCTACTGCTATCGAAGCAAAGCTCGGCGTGGCAGGACAAGAAGAATCAGCTGCACTTGCCATGGCAGTGCCAGCACTCACAGAAATCACTGTGAATGCTACTCCAGGACTCTACCGCTGGAAACAGCTTGACGAGTTGTCAGAGTATGTGATTACCACAGCTAGCACCAACAGTTTGGGCATGAGTTTGGTATTGGATCCAACTACATTTTTCGGAACTGATCCCAACACAGAAGCAGAAGATATCATTAGTGCTGGTATCTTCCAGACAACCAACCAAAAGCACTTGGTTTGCTTCAGACTATATTGGGCAGGTAACTCGCCCGAAGCTGATGACGCATACTATATTGAGGGTGTGGGATACCTGGCTGGACTTGCTCCAACCACTAATCCAGATGCTCCAGTATGGGTATCACCTATCACTATCGAAGTGGCAGGCGATTACGTCACAGACAAGCTGACAGCAGCTTAAGTGTAAAACGTCCAGGGGCGGCAACGCCCCTGTGATTATAAATAGCACTGAGGAGATAACATGAACTCACGGGTAAGAAGATTTGTTAACAAGCATCTATCAGATGCTAACCCACCTGAAAAGTTTACCATCATGGGCAGAACTTATGTGTGGGCAGATGTAACTAAACAGATGGGCATTGATACGCCAAACAAAGATACAGAGGTAAAACATGAATCACAACACCACATGGCAGAAACTCAGCCAAGCTCAGAAGATCCAGAGCCTGGAAGCAGAGCTTGCCAAAGCCAAGAATGAACTAGCATGCCTCAGAGGCGATGCAGAAAAGATTAATAGTAGATTGAGCTTTGCCCTAGCAGGCATACACTCAATGAAAACAGATGGAGAGGTATTAAAATGAAATTACAAGAATTAACAGCTAAACCCAAACTTATTAAAATCACACTAGACGATGAGACCATCATAGAGCAATATGGTGAGGCTCTGGAATTCTATACCTGGGACAGACAGCCCATGGAGAAATATCTGACCATAGTTAGTTCAGACATGACTCCTGAGAAGATGCCTGAACTCATAGACTTCTGTAAAACCATGATCCTGGATGACACTGGTAAGCCAGTGATGTCAGGTGATGAACTATTGCCTAGTTATGTAATGAGTTTGGCAGTCAATAAGGTTATCACAAACTTGGGAAAGTCTTAAGCCATGAGATATCAGAAAACTCACCAGAGTTAACTCAGGCGCTTATACTAGATAGCCTAGCTGAACGCTATGGTGTATTGCCAAGTTTGATATTAACTCAAGCGAACACCATAGATTTATGGGTATATGATGTAGCAAACAGTTATCGTAGGCTACAGCAAGACAGACAAACAGACCCATTAGCAGGCATGGATCTTACTGAATTAGCAGGATCCTTAAAAAATAAGAGGCAAAAGCATGAGCACTCAAAAGCAGATAATTGACGGACTCAGGGATATCATAGCAGATGTCCCCAAAAAATCATATGATTATTTCGTGGCAGAAACACCTGTGAAATCAGGCAATGCCAGGCGATCAACCAGATTGCGTGACACCACCATAAAAGCAGACTATGCCTATGCGCACAGGCTGGATACAGGCTGGAGCTCACAAGCACCTGACGGCATGGTAGACCCCACCATAGCTTACATGGAAAAGTTAATAGCAGATAACGTGAGGAAGTTCTAGTGGCCAAGTCAATCACAGTAGCATTAGAGTTAGATACCCGCAAATTTGATCAAGGAATTAAAAAGGTCGATCAGGGCCTGGACAAGGTTTCTGACAGCGCAGGTAAAACCAAAACTAGTTTAGTGGGTGTTGCCGCTGGCGTAACTGCCATAGCAGGTGCTGCCGCTGGATTAGTAAGTGCTGTAAATGCGGCCAGAAGCGTGGAAGATCTGGGTATCACACTCAAAGCACTATATGGAGATGCTGAGAGTGCTGCAGCCGCTCTGGACATTGTTACTGAGTCGGCTGCCGCACTGCCAGTTAGTTTGGAAGCCATACAGGCTGGTATACCCAGTTTGGCATTAGTGGAAGATCAGTTCGGTGGTTTGGGTAATGCTATTGAGTTTACATCAGGCATAGCAAACGCATTCGGAATGAGTTTCTCAGATGCCGCTAGCAATGTCCAGAGAGCCCTGAGCGCAGGTATCGCCAGTGCTGATACATTCAGAGATCGTGGTGTCAAAGCATTCCTGGGATTTGAGGAAGGGGTCAAATACACTGCTGAACAAACCCAGAAGATGTTCCTGGATAGCTTTGAGAAGGTTACTGTAGCCAACGCTGATGCAGTTAATACCATGACTGGTCAGTTTAGTATGTTCGAGGATGCTTTGTTCCAGGTGCAAGCCGCACTGGGTGAAACATTCAATCAAAGCATCAAAGAAGTGTTAACAAGCATCAATGATGCCTTTGCCGAAAACAAGGAACAGATACTTGCCGTAGCATCAGCTTTGGGTGAGGCTTTGGGCACAGCACTGACGTTTGTGATAGAGAACATGAAGTTCCTGGCCGCGGCCATGGCTGGAGCATTCGCAGCAGCCGCAGTGGGCAGGATTATTGCCATAGTAGAGGCCGTGGTGGCGTTTACTAACGCAGTCAGAGCAGCCGCAACTGCCGCAACCATATTACAAGGTGTCACTGGCATCGGCTTGATCAAGGTGGGTGCTGGCCTAGCCGCTTCGGGCGCCGCACTGTTAGCCATGAACGAAATGTTCGATGATCAGGCAGTAAAGATTGATTTAGTAACTGACGCATCAGACAGACTTAACGCCACTGCTGAAGATGAAACCAGAGCTGAACAGTTAGCAAACATTGCCGCGACTGCTGAAGCAGCCGCAGGCAGCATAGCTGTGGCAGAAGAAACTAAACAATCCAGCATGAAGAAGACCAATGAATTAATGCTTGAGTCACACAACATGCTGGATGATTTACATGAGCGCAATGTCAAGAACGCTGAAAGAATTATTGAGTTAAGTGAAGACCGCAATGAAAGACTGAGTCGTGAAATTGTAATACACAAAGAGACCCTGGGTTTAACTGAAAATGAGGCTAGCCTCAAGGAAAAGCTTCTGAATCTGGAATTTGATCGCAAAGACAAACTCCAAGAAATAGCTGACTTATTAATAACAGATGCAGAGCGCGTAGAGTTAACCAAACAATTAAATGAGTTAACCGATGAGCAGATCGAGCTAGTCAAAGAACGCCATAAACAAACCATGGATGCGGCTGCTCTGGAGATGGCCACGGCAGAGAAAAACGAGAAAGCCAAGGTAGCGCTCACCAAGGATGCCACTACTGCAATGGCTGAACTCAACACCACTGCCATGGGAGCCATGGAAGGTGCATTCATGGACTTTGTTAACACAGGCAAACTGAGCTTTAAGGATTTAATCGATGACATGATCAACCAGCTCAAGCGTATTGTAGCCAAGAAGATATTTACTAGTATTATCGGTATACTCACTGGTGGTGTAGGTAGCTTTTTCGCAGGATTATTTGATCAGGGTGGTATTATAC